AACTTTTACAAAGTAAAAAAAAACTTAAAAATAAACGAAGAGCAACAAAGCTTGATAGAAAAAGCTAAAAGTAAATTTATTGCAAGGAGAAACGGAATTGATTGCTATAAAATGCCACTATACAAAAACATCAAATGCTTTAAATTAGATTTGGATGATATATTTGAGGAGAAAGCAGCAGGAAGAAAAATATAAATTTAAAAAACTATGAAAATCTTAAAATTAAGTAAAAAAATTTATTTTTCAATTTTATATTCACCGTATTTATTACAGTTTAATAAATATCTAATATTAAAAAGACTAGAAAGAAATAGAAAGATACTAAAAAAATTAGTGCAGTTAAAACTTTTTCTTTTAGACGAAAAAGAACTTTTAAAAACAAAAAAAGATATTAAAAAAATAAATTTCGTAATTCAAAAACTAGAAAAAAAACTATTTAAACTATATTATAAGCTTTAATAAAGCATTGATTATTAATAATAACATTCTATAATCAGAGTGTTATTTATACATAGCTAGGAGGTAATACTTTCTAGCGATTAATTATAATTCAATGTCCGATCAAGAAAAAATTAGTAAAAGAGGTAGAGTGAACGAAGGAAGACCACTAAATTTTAATTCAGTAGAAGAATTACAAGAAAAGATTGATCAATATTTCAAATACACAGAAGAAAAAGAAAAACCTATGACAATGACAGGTTTAGCATATTATTTAAATTCTGACACAAAAACAATAAGAAATTACGGAAAAAAAGAGGAGTTTTTCCTTACAATTAAAAAAGCTAGACAAAGAGTATTAATGGACAAAGAAGAAAGACTTAATGAAGGCAAGGCAACAGCAGGCATTATATTTGATCTATGCAATAATAATAGCGACTTATACAGCAACAAGCATGATGATAAACAAAGACCAATCACAATCATAGCTAATAACCCAATAAAGGAATGAACTACAAGCAAAAGATATTAGAGTCTGAAAACATAAGTAAAAGAATATCAATCACTACAATAGAAAGCATATTATCAGAAACTAACACGAAAGAAGAAGCAGTTATAACAATCATAGATTGCTTAAAAGAGATATTGCCAACATTAGATATAAAAGAATATAAAGAAATCAATCAAGATTTAATCAAATTAATAGACTATGAAGAGTCTAAACCTAAAAAATCCAAAAAATAGAACCCCCAGAATATAAGGCTTGAATGCCAATCCCTCACCGCGTGGATAAAAAATGTAAAAAAAACATATATTTACTTGACAAGTAAAAAAGCATAGTATAAACTTAATTACATAATCAACTTAATTAAAAAAAAACTATGAGAATTTTAACAAACTGGGAAAAGCAAGAATTAAAAGATAAATTATCAGTCTTGACAGATAACAACGATCACAACGAGGCAAGATTATTATTAACAAAAGAATTGATGCTTAATGAACTATATGAGTTTTATTGCGATTGCATTGTTATATTAGATGATACAGAGCAATGGGAAGAAACACGCCAAGCGTGGTTTAAAAAAAGAGCAATAGCAGATAAATTTTTATGGACTATTGCACCAGATTATTATAATTGCTTTTAAGATATATATAATAAAAAGGGAGGAAATAAAACCTCCCTTAAACTTAAATCAAAAAATCATGAAAAACTGGAACGAGATATTAAAAGAATCAGAAGAATTACTAAATGTAAAATTCTACATAACACCTAACAAACAAATTGAATTTAAAACTAACGATTTCTGTGGGTGGTCGTGGTATTGCGACCTTAAAAAAGACGATATTACTAATAAAGAAACTTTTCAAAATCTAGTTAATCGAGAATTGTCAGACAGCAAAAACTATCTCTCTTTACTATATAAATAACTATTCAAATAAAAAAACTATGAAAAAAATAATATTATACTCATTACAAGCAGAAAGACCAAAAAACACAATTATTTTTTTTGATCTGGAAGATTTGTTTAGTACTGATAGATTAGAGTTTATAAGAAATGATTGTTATTGTAAAAAAGAATTTACAAAAGAATTAAGGCGAGCCGTTGACCATATAGAAATAGAATTACATCAAGGTTATTATTCTGATTATTGCGAATCACCTATTTTTATAGAAACTAATCTAAATGATTTTTATGATAAGACATTATTTCCTTTGGTTAGATACAAAGAGCAGGGATATAAATTGTCAGAAACTAATTTATCTTATGATTATTTTTTAACAACAAAAGAGGCACAACAAAAGATAGATGAATTAAAAACAAATATTGAAAATTGGTTAGATGAAATTGAGTTAAAAGAAGAATCGGTAGTTAAAGAAATAAATTTTTAAAACTATGAAATTTTGCACTAAAACACAAGACCTATTAAAAGAATATAACGAAGCAATAAATAAAATGCTGATTGAATTATTAGAAAGGGCAGAATATACAGATGTATGCTTTTATAAATATGAAAATGGAAAGCTAAAAGGTTGTGAATCTGATCAAGGAACAGAATTTCAAGCTGGTGATGGCTCTGACGATGGAGAAACAATGTCAGGCTATTGGGTAGGCGGAGACATTGGCGGCATTTTAGTAATTAATGAAGAGTGGTTTATAAAACCAGAAATATTGAAGCAAGCGGTAGAATTAAAAACAGCTAATATTGAGGATATATTTGATTACTATGATTACGAATATGAAGAAACAGAGAAGCAAAGACCAGTATTGACTTTTAAAAATTGGTATAAATTAAATTGTAAATAATTCACATATTTACTTGACAATTAAAATCATCATTGTTATTATTAAGGAATAATTAACTTAAATAAAAAAATCATGAATATATTCAGAAAAATAACAGAAGCAACCCTTCTAATAGAGAAAGATATAATAGAAAACAAGCGATATGGATATGATATTGTAAATTCTCTTTTTGATGGAGTAGAAAAGATTTTCCCTAACATTCCTAAAAGAAATGAAGATATAATAACAATGAGAATTTGCGATAATTTAGAAAAAAAAGGCATAAGCTTTTCATTTTAAAACTATGATAATAAATAATGAAACTAACACCAGAGCAACACAAGGAACACAGCCAGAAAATTAAAGAAGGTTTAGCCAGATCAAATAAGAAAGCTGGCAGACCCCGTAAAATAGACCATAAAGAGATATTAAAACTATCTCAATATAAATCAGTTAGAGAAATAGCTAATCAATTCGGAGTTAGTAGGCAAGCAATATATAATATAATTAAATAAACTATGCTAGAAAAGATTTGCACAGACTTAGAAACAAGTAAGAGATTAAAAGAGTTAGGTTGTGAAGCTGAAACAGATTTTTGCTGGATTCCGTGCAATAAAAAATATATGCTTGTTGATTGTAAATATGAACCTATTATTTTGAAAGATGATATACCAGCTTACACATTAGAGCAGATATTAAATGAATTGCCAAGAAATATAATGATTTCGCAAATAGTTTATGATTTATCTATTGATAATTATGATATCGGATATCACAACATTTTATTTAAAAAAACTTATATACAATTTTCAAAACAGAACAATTTAGCAACAGCAGCAGCTAAACTATTGATAAAACTAAAAGAAAATGAAATAATATAATGGAAACAAGCAAAATCATTCTACCCTATAATTACACATTAAGAAATTATCAAGCCCCCTTATGGAATGCACTAATAAAAGAAAGATACAAAAGAGCAATCTATGTTTGGCATAGAAGAGCAGGAAAGGATTTATTCGGACTTAATCTAATAATCTTTTATGCATTACTAGGTACTCCAGGAACATATTGGCATATATTCCCTACATATAATCAAGGCAAGAAAGCAATATGGAGTGAATCAGACATAGACGGCAATAAATATCTTGACTACATACCAAAAGAATTAATTAAAAGTCAAAACAACCAAGAAATGAAAATTGAATTTTTCAACGGTTCAGTTTATCAAATTGTGGGTTCTGATAATGTAGATGCTTTAAGAGGTGCAGGTATTAAAGGGGCAGTCTTTTCAGAATATGCAGAACAAAGACCAACAGCATGGGAAGTAATTCAACCTATGGTAATGGCAACAAATGGCTGGGCACTATTTAACTTTACACCAAAAGGGCACAATCATGCTTACGAGTTATGGGAAATGGCTAAAAATAATGATAACTGGTTCAGTCAATTACTAACAGTAGATGACACAAAAGAACAAGTATTCACTAAAGACCAAATAGAACAGATCAAGCAAGAATTTATCCAAAGAGGAAAAACATTAGATTTATTTAATCAAGAATATTACTGCTCCTTTAATTCAGCAATCGAAGGTGCATATTATAGCGAACAAATAAACAAAGTAAAAGAAGAAGGAAGAATCACAAATTTACCTTATGAATCAAGCTTGACAGTTGACACCTTCTGGGATTTAGGAGTAAATGACACAACAGCAATATGGTTCACGCAACAAGTAGGAACGGAAATCAGAGCAATAGACTATTTAGAAGATAGTGGAAAAGGATTAGATCACTATATAAAAGAGATCAAAGCAAAACCATACATTTACGGAAATCATAACGCACCACACGATATAAGAGTAAGAGAATTTTCCAGTGGTCGTTCTCGCTATGAAATAGCTTATGATTTAGGGATTGCCTTTGATGTAGTGCCAAACATACCAATTCAAGATGGAATAAACGCAGCAAGAGCAATATTTAATAAATGTATATTTGATGAAACTAAATGCAAAAAAGGATTATTGGCATTAACTAACTATAAAAAGCAATTTGACGAAATAAGAAATTGCTTTAAGGATAAACCTTTACACGATTGGTCAAGCAATGGAGCGGATGCTTTTAGATATTTGGCAGTAGGAATAGATGAAAAAAGATTCTTGCAGAATAAATATCAAGAGGATTATGCTTTAACTTGACTTTAAAAGTATGTCAAGTAAAATATTATCATTTAATTAAATATACTTATTATGGGTTCATCAGGAACAGGAATTGGAGAAACTTTTAAAAAGAAAGCTGGTATTACAGGAAGAACTTTAGCAGCAGCAGCCGCTGCACCTTTTACTGGTGGAGCATCTCTTGCAACAGATGTAGCTTTATCACAGATGGAAAGGAAAAAAAAACAAGCAAAAGAACGAGCTGAAGCATCTCAAACAAGATTACAACAAGAAGCAGTAGCGGCACAGAAATTACAAGAAGAACGAGAGAAAAAAGAAGTAGCACAAGAATCAGTAAGAAAACAAAAAGCAAAAGCGAGACAAAGAACTATTTTTGCAGGGCGACTATTAGAAGAAAATATATTTCGTAGAACTTTAGGAGGATAATGACTAATGCAAAAGAGCTTTTACAAAAAGCACAAACACTATCAGCAGAAAGGGCAAATTTTGAAACAGAATGGCAAAATGTAGCTGATATATTCCGTCCTGTTAAATCTAATATTACAGTTGACAGATCGAAAGGAGATAAGGAGAATATAACGAGACTCTTTGAATCCGCACCAATTAATTTCGTTCATCAATTAAAATCAATTATTATAGGGGTATTTTTTAATAGATCTATAAAACCAATAACAATAACACCAGTAACAGAAGAAGTAAACGAAGATCAAGAGGTTAAAGATTGGATTACTGAATTTACAGATATGATCCTTAGAGTAATGTTCAATCCTAAATCAGGATTTGAAAGGGCTTTAAGTGAAGCGGTTGCAGATGATATAGTATTCGGAACAATAGCAACATTTATAGAGGAAGGAAAGAAATTTCCAGTTAAATATCACACTTTAAATATTAAAAACTTTCTTATAGCTGAAAATGACGAGGGCGAAGCTGATTATGTTATTATAAAACACAAGATGACAGCAAGGCAAATCATATCTAAATGGGAAAATAAAAAAGCAAATATTCATGAAAAAATATTACAAGCTCACGAAAAAAATCCTTTTCAAGAGTTTGATTTGCAATTACATATATTTCCAAGAAAAGAAAGAGATAATAAAAAGATAGATAGCTTAAATAAAGAAATAGCAGGTTTTTGGGTAGATGAAAAACACCAAACTATAATTCAAGAAATAGGCTGGGATTCAATGCCAGTAGCTATTGGTAGAAGCGAGAAATCAACAAATGAAGTTTACGGGACTTCTAGGGCAATGATTGGCTTACCAGATGCAAGACAGATTAACGAAATGTCTAGGCAGTACAACGAAGCAACAGAAAAAGCTTTAAAACCTCCTTTAAATGTAAATGCTAATTACGCTAAAAGGGTTAATCTTAGACCAGGTGCATTAAATAGACCAGATCAAAAAGCTTTACCAGCAGGAAGGGCGGCAATAGAACAAATATTGACAATAGGAAATATTCCATTAACTCAAGACCTAATTACTAGAAAAGAGCAAAATATTAGAGAGATATTCTTTTTAGATAAGCTTAAAATCTTTGATGATGCAAGAGCAACCGCAACACAAATATTAGAACTAAGAGCGGAAACATTCAGAATAATGGGTGATTTTATATATGGCATTATTGACTATACAGAACAAATATTGAATAGAACTTTTGATATTCTATTTAATAAAATATATATTAAAAATGCAGATGGTGATTTTCAGTTAATCGAAAACGATTTATTTCAAAAAGAAATACCAGATTTATTATCTAAAAATCCAGAATTAAAAATTAATTATCAAAATCCAATTACTCAATCTCAAAGATTAAACGAATCCGCATCTATTGAAAAACTAATGGCAGGAGTCTTAAATTTAGCACAAGCACAGCCAGAAATTATTGATAATATAGATTTTGATAAATTAGTTAGAAAGTCTGCTGATATATTAGGAATTGATCCAGATATTATTAAAAATCCTGTTATTGTTAAAAACGAAAGAGAACAAAGACAAGCTCAAATGCAACAGCAACAAGCTATGGAGCAGGAACAAATGGCAGTAGAAACAGCTAGTAAGGCAAAACAATCTAATCTTATATAATGACAGAAGAGCAGTTAAATAAAATATTCCAACAAGTATTCGAGGAAGAAAACGGAAAGATTATTTTAGAACACTTACAAAGGGTTCTTTTAGAATCAGGCTTTTCAACCGAACCAGACACCACTACCAACGCTATACTCCGTCAAGGAGGTATAGAATTATATCAATATATCCTTTCTAGGGTTAGGGGGGAAATAACCGACCAATAATAAAACTATGACCGACCAAATAGAAAATACAGAAGTTAATGCAGAAAATGCACCAATTGAAACAACCAATGAAACAGTTAATGAAACAGGTTTTTTAGATCAAATCACAGATGAAGAAATAAAAGGATCTAAATCATTATCTAACTTTAAAGATATTAACGGACTAGCAAAGAGCTATATTAATCTTGAAAAGAAGCTAGGTGCACCAAAAGAGCCAGAAAATTACGCACCAGACGATTACACCTATGAATTACCAGAAAATTATCAAGCTAATGACGATCTATTAAATCTAGTAAAAGATAAATCTATTGAATTAGGAATTAAACCAGAAGCATTTAAGCAGTTAGTAGAGACTTTTACAGGTGAAGAGAGTAAGATAATGCAGGGAATACAAGCTGATAATGAGGTTAAAATTAACGAACTACAAACATCTTTAAAAGAAGAGTGGGGCAATTCTTATGATGATAACTTAAAAACAGCAGAAAACACCTTCAAACGCTTTGCAACGGAAGAAGATCAAGAGCAATTTGCATCACTTCCCCCTGAAAGTCAATTGGCAGTAGCTAAAATTATGCATAATGTAAGCCAGCAAATCGGAGAGGGTACTCAAGGAAAAGTCGGTAATTCACAAGGGGTCTTGACAAAAGAAGATGCACTTGCTAAAATTAGTGAAATTAGGAATGATAAAACTATTGATCCTAATGCAAGAGATAGAGAGCTTGCTAAGTTATACCCAATAGCTTACGCCAATGAGACTGGCGAATCTTTAGGGGTAGTAACTGGGTTTAGTAGAAATTCTATCTTATAAATAATTGTCCAACATAAGTAAAAGGTAGCTTTGTTTAAGTCTTTGAAGATTGATGGGTAGCAATTGACGGCGAGAAATCGCATTTTTGTTATTTAATTAATTTTTAAAACTTAAACAATGTCTAGTACACAAAATCAAATACATGTAAAACAGTTTAAGGATGATATTATCCAAGCTGTACAACAAAACAACACCCGCTTAGATGGAACAGTAAGAAGAAAAGAATCTGTAAAAGCAGAAGAATTCTTTTTCCATAAATTAGGTGCTTTAAATCTAATTGAAAAAATAGGAAGAAATCCAGAAACTCCTTATTTAGATCCGATTCACTCAAGAAGAAAAATGACACCAAAACCTTTTCATGGTTCTTTGTTTATTGATGACTTTGATGTTAATAGATCAATTATCTCTGGTTTAGATAGTGATTACATGAAAGCTTTAATGAACGCAGCAATGAGAAAGAAAGATGATGTTATTATTGCCGCTGCAACTGGTAAAGCATACGAAGGAAAAGACGGCACAACTGAAGTCGATTTCCCTTCTTCTCAAGTAGTACCAACTCCTGCTAGTGGTCTAACTGCTAACAGAATCCTTGATGGTAGAGAAATCTTAAGAGGCAAAGATGTTGATCCAGATGAAAAACTTTATTGTGTTTTAACTTCTAAGCAACACAGACAATTAGAAGATGATAATAAAATCATTAATAGAGACTTTACTGCTGGTCAAGTTTTAGATAAGGGTATTATCGGCGTTTGGAATAATATTAATTTCATTCTATCAGAAAGGCTTTTAAAAGACTCTAACGGTGATAGAGATGTATTATTATATACTGAAAATGCTTTAGGTTTTGCTATTGCTAATGATATTACAATGAAGGTTGGTGAAAATGTCGAAAGATCATTTACTAAAACAATGTATATCAAATTAGATATTGGAGCAACTAGAGTAGAAGATGAAAAGATCGTTCGTATTCCTTGCACAGAATCTTAATATTAACTTTAAATAAAATAAAATTATGGCTATTGTAAACAAAAAAGGAACAATAAACCTTGATGGCTTAGATCAAGATACTTTGATTATGCCAAACGCAAAAACTTCTAAAGGTGTTTTAAGGGTATCTGTAGATACTTTAGAAATTAATGCAACTGATGATGATACTTCAACCTACAGATTAGCAAGAGTACCTTCTAACGCTGTATTAGATACTATCACTATTAAAAATGATGCTATTACAGGAGGAACTGATTTCTTCTTAGGCTTCTATGATATTAATGATGGTGCTGTTATTGATGCTGATGCATTACGTGGCACAACTTCATTAGTTTCTGCTGGTGATATTGACGGCTTAGGCTCAATTGATATTGCTAACTTAGGCAAGGAAGTATGGGAATTAGCTGGATTAACAGAAAATCCTCACAAATTAATTGATATTGTTTTAACTGGTAACACAGTCGGAACTGCAACTGGTACTGTGACCGCTATTGTAAAATACACTCTTTAAAAAGTAGGGGGAGCAATCCCCCTCAACCTTGTTATTATGTCTGCATCTAAAACATCTATTTGTAACAAAGCGTTAAGAAAACTAGGGGCAAATCCCTTGATGAATGTTGACACAGACAACACGACACCAGCTACACTTTGCAAAGCAAGTTATGATGATGTATTGCAAGAAGTTTTAAGAATGCATAACTGGAACTTTGCAGTTTTCCGTCAATCACTTGTTTTAGATGCTTCAGGTTCACCAATTTATGAATTTAGTAATAGATTCATTTTACCAACAATTCCAATCTTTATAAGATTACTTTCAGTAAAAAATAATATAGATTATAGGTTAGAAAACAACTTCCTTCTAACTAATGAATCCTCTGTAAATATTAGATTTATTGGTAAAGAAACTGATCCTAATAAATACGACTCTTTGTTTATTGAATGTTTTGCAGCAAGACTTGCTTATGAAATAGGATATTCAATAACCTCAGACGAAACAAGGATAGCAAGAACTAAACAAGATTTAGCAGAATCATTATCTCTAGCTAGAGAAAGAGATAATTTAGAAGATAATGATGTAGCAGAAACTTCTGACTCATTTAGCTCTTCAAGAAAAACTAATTTTAATTTTGGCAATAATATTAATGGTATAACTTTTTCATAATGCCTAGAGCCTCAGAAATAAGAACGAACTTCACAGCAGGAGAATTGAGTACATTAATAAACTCAAGAACGCAATTTCAAAGATATTTCAATGGTTCAGAAACTCTTGAAAATTGGGTAGTATTCGCACAAGGACCAATATTTCGCAGGAAAGGATTTAGATTTATAGGAGAGGTTAAAGATTCAACAAAAAAAACCAGAATTATTCCTTTTGAATTTAGCACAGTACAAACTTATGCAATCGAATTAGGAGCGGGTTATTTACGCTTCTTTTCTGCTCAAGGGCAAGTTTTAGATAATAGTTCAAATATATTAGAAATATCCAACCCTTATTCAGAAAATGAATTATTTGATATAAAATTCGTACAAGATAGTGATGTAATTTATATGGCACACCCAAACCACCCTATTCAAAAATTAATTAGGGTAGCATCTAATAACTTTACATTAAATCCAGTAGATTTAGTAAAAGGTCCTTATATAGACGAGAATATAATATCAACGGACGAAGTAAGATTGACAGGTAACGGATGGTCAGAAGGTACAACATTAACCTTAACAGCACTAGGAGGCCATACACCTTTTACTTCTAATCATGTAGGGGGGTTATGGAAAGTAAGAAGTGGCACAGATATTGCTCATGTAAAAATAACTGGGTTTACTAGCTCAACAGTAGTGACAGTAGTAGCTCAAAACGATGTACCTCAAAGCTTACACAATACTGCAAGCTTTAACTGGTCGGAAGGTGAGTTTAGTAATGCTAGAGGCTTTGCAGGTGCGATCACCTTCCACGAACAAAGAATGGTATTAGCGGGCAGTGTATATGCTCCGCAGAAAGTTTGGTTTTCTAAATCTAATGCAGATTATGAAAATTTTGAAGTAGGAACGAATGCTGATGATCCTTTCTTAATAACTATTGCATCACAAAGAGGAGATCCGATAAGGTGGTTATTTTCTGATCAAGCTTTGTTTGTAGGTACTGCTGGTTCAATATTTAGAATTATAAGCTCAAGAAATAGCCCTGCCTTAGCACCAGATGATATAGATGCTAAAAGACAAATATCTTATGGTTGCTCTAATATTCAACCTGAATTAGTAGGGCAATCCCCTATATATATGCAGAAGAATAATAAAACAGCAAGATTAATTACTTTTGATATTGACAGCGATAAATACAAGGCAATAGATATTACTATTGACTCTGATCATATAACAGATGGGGGCATTACCTCTTTTGAATATCAGCAAATTCCACTATCTTCACTATGGACAGTAAGAACAGACGGACAAATTGCAAGATTAACACTAGAGCAAGATCAACAAGTGCAAGCATGGTCAAGATATGTTACACAAGGAAATTTTGAATCGGTGGCAATAGTAAGTGATGCAGAAGATAATGACGAAATTTACGCAATAGTAAAACGAACTATAAATGGAGCAGTTAAGAGGTTTGTAGAAGTGCAAGAGCCTAATTATGAAGTAGATAATCCAAATCGCTTTTATGTTGATTCTGGACTTAGTTATAATGGCACACAATCAAGTACAATAACTATATCAGGAAACACATTTACAGCGGACTCTTCTACTTTTGAATCTAACGACATAGGAAAAGAAATTCACCAATTAATAGGTAAAGGTAGAGCAAAAATAACTGGGTTTACAGACTCTCAAAATGTAACTGTCAGCATAATAGAAACTTTCTCTAGTGCAACATTACTACCTAATGAATGGGCTATTGCTATTAAAAATATAACTGGATTAGGACATTTAGAGGGTAAAACAGTAACAATTAATTCAGATGGTGCAACAGTACCAAATAAAACAGTAAGTAATGGAGCAATAGAAATAGACAATGCGGGGTCAATAATTCATGTAGGATTATCATATTCCAGTAAACAAAAGAATATGCCTATTGAATCCTTAGCTTTAAGTGGTATAATTGGAACATCACAACATAAAGTTAAAAGGATTGATTCAGTTATTATAAGATTTGATAAAACTTTAGGTGGAAAAATAATTGATTCTAATAATAACGAAACACCTATAACATCAAGAAGCTTAGTAGATAATATGAATGAAGTGCCAGATTTAAATAGTGGAGACCAAGAAATTATTTTAGGAACTGGTTGGGATAGGTTGGGACAAATTGAAATTATTCAAGATGGACCACAACCAATGACTATAAAAAG